GTGGTACTATGAGTACTTACAAAAGATTTGTGATCAGAAAATACCATTAGCTGAGATCGCTAATAAGGGTAGGATAAAACAAACCATAAAGGATTACAAAATACGTAGTACACAAAGAACAAAAGCTGGTAGTTTAATGTCTAGACAAGCTCACATGGAACTTGTTATTAAAGATAATTTAAATGTAAGTCTAGGTGATGTTATTTATTATGTTAATAATGGAACAAAAGTTTCCCAGGGGGATGTTCAGAAAGTTAATAGACCAAAGAGGGGGTGGAGTGAGGAACAGGTAAGATTGTTCTTTTCAGAAGGTGAAAGATCTGATTATAAGAATAAAGAACAATACTTATTAAACAATGGTTGGGAAAAATCCTGGTCAGACGATAACTGGGTACGTAGTGACTCTAAAAATAAAGAATCTAACACCGGAGTACCAACAGATGTAGCGTATAGATCGTCTAGTTCAGATTCGGTTATACAACTTAATTGTTATAGAATTGATCCGTCAGACTTGGAAAATAATCCGGGAATGTTAGGGGAATACAACATACCAAGAGCTGTATCTACATTTAACAAACGAGTGGAACCACTACTAGTTGTGTTTAAAACAGAAATCCGTGATTCCATATTGGTAACAAAACCTGAAGATAGATCTTTCTTTACTAAAGAACAATCCCAACTAATAAACGGTCAACCATTTGAACAGAAAGATCAGGATGATCTAGATAGGGATGTTATGTATATAACAAAAGATGAAAGATTTTTTTGGGAAAAAGTGGGTGTTAGTCCTTACCACATGTACAAAGACGCTGACCCAGTTATGTTAAAATATGTGGATGAGGGTGACTTAATCTATCTTCAGTCCATCTGATGATAGTATGTACCAATTACCATCGACAAAAAATAATTGTACACACGAACCTTTTTCCATCATTAGTTCGTCCCACTCCTCATCAATTTTACCAATGTCAGGTTTAACCAATACCGTTGTTAATGACTTAACGATAATCATGTGATTATCTACCGAGTTTAAAGTTATTGTTGATTCTTGGGTACCTCGAACAATTAATAAAGTTTCATTTGATACTTTATATTCTGGTGTGTCAACTACTTTACTAACTGGTTTTTTATTTACTGGTACACTTATACTTTGTGGTCCTCTCATTACGGTTTTTCTTGGTGATATGTTTGTTATTTTAAATGACATAAATTTGACTTGGCATTGCTCTAAACTTCATTGATTTGTTTAGATTTTCAGCGATTAAAGCCTCACGTTCCATAACCTTTTCTGGTTTAAGTCTGGTTAATCTACCTTCAGCTCCAATAAGTTCCTCGATTAATTTTGTTTTCTCATCTTTAGCTTCGGTAGCTAATGAAGTGTAATCCATCGTTAAATCACCAATCTTCTAACCCAGATCTGTGATGGGTTATTTAAGTCAACCCAACTCATCCTATCAAACGGTACGTCAGATGGCATTGTAATGATGTCTGGATTTAATTTTAAACATTTGTCCCTATCTTCAGGACCAACGTCATAATACCAATACCAAACTTTACCTCTAGTGAGTGTTGAGTTACCGAAGTCAAACTTACCACCTGGTGTATTCATTAAGTGAATAGCTTTTTTACCATCAGGTAAAGCTGTAACTCTATACGTTAAATCACCAACAATTATTCTTCTTTGAATGTTAATTTCCTGCATTCGTAATAACATATCAAATACCGGCATCATAAAGTAACTACCACCCATATTACCCATCTGTGCTAGTCCACCACCACCACCTAGTCCACCACCGACACCTAAAGCACCAAATGACCAAGGGTCAAACATAGTGTTATTTAACTCAGCTGGTGTAAACCAAAGTAACTCATTTAATTCCCTATTAGCTGGGATTTCATATATTTGTTGATTAGGTACTAATTGGATGTAATCTTTTTTCAAAACGTAATCACCACCGGCCTGAAGACCAACTATTTTTGAATAAGCGTAAGTATATCTTGTTTCATAATCTAAACTTCTAGTTGTGAACGCTCTTGACAATGACTGAGTATCCATGTTTAGATTATATAAATTTGTCCATTGGGATTCAATTAACCAGTCTTGGATGTATTGTGAATATTCATCGATTGAGAATTCCAACAGTGTGTCCATTTGTTCGTCCTCCAACTCAACACTTCTTTGTGGAGCACCAAGTAAATGTCTTATTTGGGTGTACAATTTACTTCTTTCAGGTTCTTGAATTATTGCCATGATACTTGTTTTTATATAAATATCTTATTGTTTTGTTCTAAGAAGGTATAACTCATTAACAAATCCCCAATTAACGTGATTCCAAAACTTTTTAATATATTCATCACGTTTGTTTTGGTATTTTAAATAATAAGCGTGTTCCCATAAATCTAAACCTAAAATTGGGTACCCCCCATCTTTAACTGTATTCATTAATGGGTTATCTTGGTTGGGTGTAGATACAATTTTCAATCTATTTGTTTTGGTTAATACCAACCAAACCCATCCAGATCCGAATCGATCTTTAGCTACCGATTCAAATTCATCTTTCATTTTTTTAATATTCCCGTATTGTTTTGTGATTTTCTCGTAAACTTCACCTTTTGGTACTTGTTTCTTTGGTGATAACATTTTCCAGAACAACGCGTGATTAAACGCACCCCCAGCGTTGTTCCTAATTGTATCGTTATACTTACTTATGGTTCTAATAATACTTTCCAATTCTAAATCACCTTTGTAGTTTTTTTTGGACAACGCGTCATTAAGTTTTTTAACATACCCTTTATAATGTTTGTTATAATGGATGTCCATTGTTTTTGGATCCACAAATTGACTCATTGATGAATATGAATATGGTAATCTTTCTATACCAATTTTTTTCATTTCCATAAGTAATTCAGATCTTAAATTTGTTTTTTCCTGAATCACTAATTGTTCACTGATTAGGTTAAGTTTTTTTTCAACCCCATATAAACTTTCATAAACTAAATTTTCGTATTGTGGGTAGTCCCTTTCAAACATTTTAACCAGTCGACCAGCGTACGCGTTAGCTTCGTCTTCGTTTTGTCCACCAATATCCTCACCACGTTCACGTTTCAAAACATCTCGTTGGTATTCGTGAACCCATTCATGAGCTAATGTTCTTAATATGTCCCGGTTTAATCTATTTTTTGTTAGAACTTTTATACCTCGTTCTGGGTGGTGACCACCAGTTGACATACTACCAATTCTTTCACCAACAAAATTTATGGTAATTTCACGTTTAATCGGAATTTTTTTCTGTAGGTATCTGATAAAGTCGTCGGTTAATTTTCTATCTTCCGAAGACATATCACATTTAATATGTTTGACATTAACTTTCATTAATGATAAATATTACCAATAATAAAAGATGACTATCTACGTTTGTTTATTAGATTTAAAATTTCCTCAACCATGTCACCACTAGTTTGTTCTATTTCCCCATCACCCATTACGGTTCTAATAACTTGTTTTTTATTATTTAATATATCATATATGATACCTTCTATTGTGTAAACCAACACCAGCAGCTTTTAAATTCCCAACAAAAACTTTTATTTTTTCATTTTCCTGGAACTGATCAACGGAGTGTTGTCTTTGTTGTTTTGAACAACTACCGTCAAGATATACCGATTCTTTTTTGAAGTGGTTGTGTATTAACTGGAGTGTGTCTGTAAAGTTTGTGAAAATAATAACTTTCTTACCTTGTTCAATAATGTTTTCAGCAATCTCAATTGTTTGGTTAACTTTTTCATTCGCGATGATTTTTCTAACCTTCATTAATTTAGAAAACTGTACAGTTAACGATGAAGATTCGTCTGGATTTTTATCATACCAATCATAGTATTCACCCATAACTTCCTCATACTCTTTTGATTTTAATCTTAAATAAATTGGGGATATTATTTTTTCAGGTAAATCCAACACATCCTCCTTTAATCGTCGTAAAACTTGTTTTGATGTTCGGTCACGTAATTCTTCCAGGTTTGAGGCTCCCGAAACATTCCATACTTTCCTGTTACCAGCTCTGAATTGGTATCCCTGACAATACCTTATGGCGTACGCCATCCAGTTTTGAGCTACCGGACTTTCAATTATCGATAACAAATTATAATAATTCATAGGTCTGGATGTCATTGGTGTACCAGTCAATAACCAAACATACTTAATTCCTTTCACAAAATTATTAATAACTTTGGTTCTTTGTGCTTGGGTATTTGA